AGTGTTGTCCCATTATATCTGTCAATGCTATACGCCATTCGATCTACCCCTTAACTGTTAGTATTTAGCTTTATGGACCCGTGATGTCTGTCCATAGGCTAGACTGTATTTCAAAGATCTTTAATGATCTAGTTACTGTTACGGTTGCTGAGCCTAAATTTAAAGAATTTATATCAAAATCTTCTAATACAGGCTGATTTTGGTTCCCCCCGTTTTTATCAACTGCAATATAATGTTTTACAAAATCACCAGTAGTAACTGGGCTAGTAGAATTAGTTAACACTACAGCAGGATATGTAATTACTTGTTCTGTGCAATGTATTCTAGCCCGAGTACCTTCTTCATAATATGATGTAGGAGCAATATCATCTAAAACTGCGGCAATTCCTGCACTGTTTAATCCAGTAATATCTAAACTTAACGGAATAGTGCGGGCTCTAGTATATGTTTCAGTCCATATTTTTGTAGCTGCATCTTGATCACTAGTGGGATCAGCAAGTCCCGTAATTTTAGGGCTACCGATTAACACAACATTGCCAGTGCCATCAGGCGCAAGCTCTATATTGCCATCGGTATCTAATGAACTTAATCTATTATTATTTAAGTACAAATTGTCAACTGTTACTTCAATCTGCGGACCAAAACTTATAATACCCGGAGCACTGGTAATTGCTGCGCTAAGACCGGTTGAGTTTAAAATTTCTGTGCCGTTAATATATAAAGATTTACCTACTGCCAAGTTAATACTTTCAGAGATATCAAAACTAGTATATGAAGTGTGGTCATTCCATGCAATAGTCTTATTAGTTGTGCCTCTAATAGTAATGCCGGCACCCGATGCGGTAATGTTAGTTGGTGATCCTACATTTGCAATGATAATATTTTTATCTTCAACAGTAAGTTCAGACGTTGAAATTGTAGTAGTTGCACCGTTTACTGTTAAGTCTCCGGTAATCAAGACATCACCATTAACATCAAGGGTCACTGTTGGGGCATTATTAAAAATACCTACACGTTCATTTAAACTATTAACTGTGATTGCATCAACTAATCCACTGGAATTTTTAACTTTTAATAAAAAGTTTTGCCCTGAATTATTACTAACTATTTGGAATGCATTGTTATCTACTCGGATTTCACTATTAGCACTTGGTCCTAGAATCAACGGAGTACCATTTTGAATTACTAATGTGCCAAAGCCGTTAATATCAGTTGCAATTGTAGATGTTCCACTTGTTGCTATAAAATTCTCAACTGTTTTGCTGTTACCGTATGCATCAAGTAGTGCGTTAGCAGTAGTAGCAGTAACATGAAATTTCATCCCAGATAATGTTCCTTGATTAAAGCCTGGAGAAATTGTGCCGGTAAATCCACTAAGTCCAGAGGTGCCATCTCTAGGAGTAAAAGGAATTGCATATTTACTAAAAATGCCTAATAGTGTCGTTGCAACCCATAATTTAAGAATTACTCGAGGAGCATTATTTGTATCATATATAGTGTCAACTTCAAATCCAGATATTCCTTGACTATCTTTCCATATCTTACTAGCAGGATGTCTACTAGCAGCACCAGTATAAAAATACAATTGATTTTCAGCACTGTCAATCCAAAAATCTCCCTGTATAGCTGTAGTTGGCGCAGTTCCAGAAACTATAGGACCGCTGCCATTTTTAAATCCAAAACCGTCATATACTTTTAATCTGTTTTCACTAGTATCAAACCATAGCTGGCCAGCTAATGGGTTATTAGGTTGGCTAGTGTTAGCAAAATTTTCCAGGATCTTTACAAAGTTTTCATTAATAAACTCCCCATACCCCGATACATTTTTACCAATGAGTGTAATATCTATAGTTGTTTGATCGATTGCACTGTCGATAACTTCGGCAATTAGCGACCCATCGGTTTTGTTAATCTTATAAGTCATTATATAATCCTACCAGTAAAGATAATGTAGTTAATTGTCAAGTACGGATTCATTGTACTAAATGGAACTCCTATTGATCCGGTAGTTTGTACAGGACCGCTATTAGTCAAGTACTGTCCGGCAGCGGCAGCAGTAGCTCCTAATCCGCTCGAAGCATCTGTATCATCAGGCGCTCCCGGAGTATTTCTAAACGCATAATACTGGCCTCCTAGATTTCCTTGTAAGTTGTGCCTGTGTTGTGGAAGATTGCCCACAGATAATGTTGTATCTTCAGTACCTTCAGACATACCAACAGTATCGGCAGTAACGGAAGTTACCCTGTCTGCAGCCGGAGTAATTGTAGGCCCGGGTGCTGCATAAGAGAATGTTAATGTTCCCGCAGGAGTAGTGTCTGCTGATGCCGATATTACAATAGTTGTAGGGTTTGTTACAGAAATTACAGTTTGTCCACTAGTAAATCCAGTGCCAGTAATAATCATATTTGCAACAATGCCGGTGGTATCAGTTACAACTAAATTAGTCGACGGAGTTATTGCCCCTGATACATATGTTGCACTAAGCGGCAAGAATGGAACCGTTGTTCCATTATTCATACTATCTTTACCTAGAGGGAATCTTCCTCTTAAATCAGGTAATCCAAATGTTGATACTCCTAATATATCAATTAACGGTTTATATGTGTAACTGATTGCTGCAAATAATTCCGGATACAAAGAAATTAATTGCTCACTACCATCACATAACAAATATCCATTAGGAACAGTTATACCGGCAAAGGGCAGTATTGCACCTGCGGGAACTGTTGCTACATTTGATAAAAATGTTTGTTTATTAGTTTTTCTTAATCCTGTACCAATTCTATGGATAATTAATTCATCAGAAATTACAGAATCAAGAACTGATGTTTTAGTATTAATAAAGTCTGAGTTAAGAACTGTAGTAAAAGTAGCAATACCGCCAACTTGTTGACCGGTAAAGCTAATAGAATTACTGGTCATATCTCCTGTTAAACTGAACACCGTTGGACTAGTTAATCTAGCTGCTGTTCCTGTAACTGAACCCGATAGTTGGCCAACAAACGTTCCGTTAAATGTAGTAGCGGTCACTGTAGGTGCGGTTATTGCGCCGGATGCGGCAATTGCGCCGGTTACTGTTAGTGCTCCAGTTGCCGCAGTACCAGTTACAACAAGATTTTGTCCCACATACAAGTTTTTTGTAATAGATGCGCCGCCTGCAGTTTTTAAGCTGCCAGTAGTTAAGTTAGTTGCATTAGTACTACCTGCAATTAATAAGCTATCACTTGTTTTAATTATGCCAGTTACGTCTAACGCTTCTGTAGGATTAGTTTTATTAATACCAACATTTGTTCCAGACACGGTAACAATATCTTTATCAGCGCCGCTTTGTCTAATTCTAATAAAAACACTTGACCCTTCAATTTTATTATATAAAACTGATTCGCCAACTTGAGTAGTTGTTAATGAGGTTGAAAGATCTGTCCCTATTGTAAGACCTGAATTATTTCTAATCCCAAGACTGTAATTAGCAATACTAGCAACATCGCTTCTTAAAAAGTTTGTAGCTGCTACTGAATTATTTCCTACTAATAAGCTGTTTGCAGTCTCGGCGGTTCCCCATAATTTATTAAGAACAATGCCGTCACCGTCAAAATCTTTGGTAGAGATATTAATCCCTTGCCTAATCGTTGCAAATCCAGAAATTGTAGTCTTTGGGGTAAATGCATCTTTGCTAATAATTGCTACAATTTCATCGGCTACTATTAAACTAATTACTGTATGGCTAATACCAATAGGCGCTGTTGTATCAATAATAGTTTCAATGCGAGGACCAGTCTGTGTTCCTTCACTAAATTGTGGACCAACAAGGATCCAACTAGACCCCGACCATAAAGATAACTGTTGATTAGCAGTGTCTACCCACAAGTCCCCAAGAGTTGCTGTGGCAGCAAGTGGTGCGCTGATTGATTTTCTAACGTTACCGGCGGCTATCCAGTTAGTGCTGTCCCATACTTTTAACTGTGGCTGGGCTGGGTCAGATAACAATCCAGTGTCATACCATAATTGTCCTATTTGTGGATTTGATGGTGGGGACGCCTTGGCAAAATTCTCTAATAAATGCAAGAAATTTTCTGCAATGTACTGTGAATATCCAGTATAATTCTTCCCCACAAATGTCAAACTTGTTTCTTGATTAATAGTTTGATCGGCAACCGTAATACTACCGTAGTTTGGGGCATCAGAGTGATCAATATTATATGACATTATGCAACCTCACTTAGTCCAGTCAAACTCTGTATACGTACAGTGTAGTCAACTTGGATTAATCGATTTAAACTCTTCTGAACAGGGTGGAAAATTACATGAGTTAATAGTTTGCTATTCCCAGTAGTACTATAAGACTTTAACCCCAATTCGTCAAACACAAAGTCTGAATTATTGTTAGTAGTGTTATCAAATGCATCTTGTCCTTGAGGCTCACCGTAGTCTAACAAGCAAGTAACAAATACGTCAGTATAGTTAGTACCTGTTACGTGACGAGTTTCAATTTTATTTCTAACTGGGTCTAGATTAGTTACTGAGCGATCATCTACTACCTTACTATACGTTTCGCTGTACAATGTAGCACTTGTACCTGTTGAATTTGGCGTTAGGTAGGTAATAATACCTGTAGGATCTACAGTTGTGCCACCGTTGCCAAACGCAATTTCATAGATAAATCCTTGCCCGGCGTTGGCAATACTTTCTGCCAAC